CTCGTTGGCATGAAATTGAAAAGCACCAATCAAAGTTTATGTGGTATGAAGTCGATCTTGAATGCCATCAACTTGAGTTAGACCTTGGTGAATCTGCTCATCAACTGAGACAACAAGTCTATATCGACGAGACACCTTTTGGATTTATGCTGAAACAATTGCTAAAAAGAGACAATACAACTTGATATCTCTGTGTATACCATATTATGAAGATCCTCATAGGTTAGAGTCTATATTATACAACGATTGCACCTTCGAATATTTTGATAAAGTTATCGTCGTAGATGATGCTTCTCCAAATTATCCAGCGAAACCTATCGTCAAAGCACACATAGAAGAATGCTGTTGTAATAGAAAGAAAATGTTTCTCTATAGGGTGGCGGTGGATTATGGGTTCAATGCTCATGGCGCCAGAAATTTAGCAGCATCCATATGCCAAACTGACTGGATGTTGTTTATGGATGTTGACCTTGAGTTGACTGAAGAATTTTGTGAAGCACTGTTCCGCGAGATAGAATCCTGTGACGAGTCACAGTATGTGCTTTGTAATCTGTATGGCACCGACCCAGGAAATATATTCGCATGTCGCCGTACTCAGTTCTTTGAGGCAGGTGGATATGACGAGGAACTTCGTGGGTATCATATGGGCGACAAGATCTTCCGCGAGCGACTGGATACTCTCTACCGACCCCAGTTAATGACCACCAGATTCCCCTCAAATCGCATAGGGAGGCGAATCGTTGTGGATGATACCTGTATGGGTACTCAGTATCCAGACGACTATACGGTCGTGCAGAGAGACCAGAAGCACATACAGGATATTTTGGACATAATACACGCTAGGAACGCCGATCCTAAGTCGTGGAAAAATATACCGAAAATCACGTTTGACTGGCGACGTGAAATTTAGTATAATATACGTTGATGATGGAGATATATGATGATTGAAACACTTTGGGTAGAAAAATACAGACCACAGACAGTTGACGATTGCATCTTGCCTAGTCACCTGAAGCAGCAGTTTAAGGAGATCGTCGCCACTGGTGAGGTTCCCAACATGCTGTTTACTGGCACCGCTGGTCTTGGCAAGACCACTGTCGCCCGAGCGATCTGTAACGAACTTTCTCTTGACTACATCTTGATCAACGCATCGGAGAGTGGTAACATTGACACTCTCCGTGGCAAGATCAAACAGTTTGCTTCTAGCATCTCACTTCAGGGTGGTTACAAGGTTGTCATCCTTGACGAGGCAGATTATCTGAACGCACAGTCGACTCAACCTGCCCTCCGTGGGTTTATTGAGGAGTTTAGTGCTAACTGTCGATTCATCCTGACCTGTAACTTCAAGAACAAGATCATCGAACCACTACACTCTCGTTGTGGTGTGATTGAGTTCAACACCAGCAAGAAAGACATGGTGAATCTGTGCGAGTCATTTATGACGCGCACCATGACTATCCTAGAAGATGAAGGTGTGTCAGTATCAAACCCGACTCTTGTTGCTGAGTTGATCATGCGTCACGCTCCCGACTGGCGTAGAGTGCTCAACGAACTTCAACGTCATTCACGTGGCGGCGAACTTCAGTTGGATGTGCTGAGTAAGTCTACCAGCGCAAGTATCGCTGACCTGTTTTCTCATATCAAGAACAAAGACTTCAAGAATATGCGAACATGGGTGGCAAATAACATGGATGTTGAATCTGCTGCTATCTTCCGTGGCATCTATGACGCAATGTCAGAGTATGTCGCACCAAACAGCATTCCTCAGTTAGTTCTAATCCTTGCGGACTATCAATACAAGGCAGCATTTGTTGCTGACGCAGAACTAAATATGGTTGCTTGTCTAACGGAGATGATGGCAAATGTCGAGTTTAATTGATATAGATTGGACTGATAGCGACATCGAGAAGATCCGCGATAAAGTTGATGTTCTCGCCCATGAAGTCCAAGATTTGGTTGTTGATAGGTTGATGAGAGACTTTACACAAGTAGAGTTGGAGAAGATTGAAGAGATGTACGGTACGCATTTTACATATCGCATGCTTCCTGACTTGCAGTGGATCCTCTCACAACCATATTTAGAGGATACTGTACACTGATGAAAAGACTTATCCCCCTAATTTTTGTGCTGACCGCATGTGGTGGGGGAAGTGGTACTCAAGAGCAAGAAGAAGTGGTGGTAACACCACCTCCAGCAGCAGGAACTGTTCTGGAGACAACGTGCGAAGGCACGACACTTATCGAAACCATTGCTGATGGCAATGGTGGTTCGACAACAGAAGAAACTGAAAACTCAGAGGAGTGTGGTTATGAACCACCTCCTGCATTTGGTATTGCGCTAGGAGAACCGTATTGCGCTAATGCTGTTGAACAACAGTTTATAGACCTACTCAACACAGTACAAAATCTTGGTGAATTTGATAAAGTACAAGACTATGCTGATGGAGATGGCGGATCTTATACAGAAGTGGTAGAGACTGAATCTGAATCATGTGGATACAAACCGCCACCCGAAGAAGGTACACCACTCGGTGATTCATACTGCGCTGGTACACTGACATCAGAAGAATATGATCCATTGTTTGAGAGCATCAACCACCTGTTGCCCGAAGATCGCTTACAAGATTATGCTGACGGTGAAGGTGGTTCATATACTGAGCGCACTGTACACCTCGATCAATCATGCTTTGTACAGATGGAAAAACCTGATGACTGCCCTACAGATCCGACTGACAATAATGATTCTCGATATGATTACCTGACTTGCGATGGCATCAAACAAAAAACTGGAGTCAGTTTTCCATATCAACCAAGGTCAGAACATGCTGGAAGAGCGATCATTGATATGTTGTTTGTCGTTGATACTGCATTGACCGAAGAAGATCGCGATGGTATGACTGTAGAGGAGTTTGTCGATAAACAAATCTATGAATCAAATCACATGTATATGGTATCAGGCACATACACTCTTGTTCGCCGCGCAGGGATTGTTATGGTTGATGTGGCACCAGGAGATTTGTATCGTCAGTACAGTGCGTTCTTTAATGAGCGATATGAGTTTCAAGGTCTTAGTGATTGGCAACGAGAAGCAGAAGCTGACTTGGCATTCTTATTTAAAAAACTGCCTGAGGAACCAATCGCATGTGGTGTTGCTAATCTTGATGCAACACGTGGTATCGACAAGTCGAGAGGTATTACACAGTGTTTTCATAACACAGTGTTTCAAGAATATGAGGTGACTAGATATTACGAACGAGCGCACGAGACATTCGCTCATGAGATTGGACATCTATTAGGTGCTCAACACGAATATAATGATGTGCGTAGTGATTGGGGTCTCTTTGAATATTCATATGGTCACCACTTAGAAGGATATAATCCACAAGTAGATAATCCTGATTACGAAGGTGTCTATGGTGGGTTCGGTACGATCATGACTTATGCTGACTTGCCGACAGGCAGGTTCTCAGATTATAATGTCAGTTGTACCTTCGGTGAGGGAACAGGAGAATATGAAGGGCAATCAGTGAAGTTAGGAACAACAGGTGGTTGCTTCTGTTTGGAAGAAATTGAAAACCAACCGCCACCTACCAACAACGCTGAAACTATACTCCGAACTCGTTGGTTGATGAGTCAGTTACATGAACTAGGGCATGAGGTTGCTGCACAATCTGCTCCTTTCTCTTGGAGCACTTTTAAAATGGACGGATTGACTATAGAGGATGATCCGCAAATTTGTTTATTTTGAGATTATATTATGAATCCATTTGATGTTTTGAATAGTGTAAACCATAACAAGAAAGACATACTTGACGCTGAGAACGAGAAGCAATATCCAGCGTTCATGGTGAACCGTGGTCTTTCGTACTTCCGCGACACCGTCCTACTTGCTAACGAGATGAACAGGAATCATCATCTCGACGGTCGCCTACAGTTTGACTTCCTTCGTAATGCTATCAGAGCGAGGAAGCGATTTAGTAAGTGGGCGAAGAAGGCGAAGATGGATAACATCGACGTGATCAAGGAAGCATATGGGTACAGCACTGCGAAAGCAGAGGCAGTATCCGATCTCTTTACTCAGGAAGATATCGACAACCTGTCCAAGAAACTCTTCAAAGGAGGGAAACGCTAAATAGTCCTAAGCAGTATTCTGTGAAATAATAACTACAATCTAAAATATGGGACTAGTGTATGGAATCGGTAGTATCATGGACGCCAGCGGACATGTTGGAAGTCACGCTGAACGAACCAGACGATTTTCTAAAAGTACGAGAGACCTTGACAAGGATAGGCATTGCCTCTCGAAAAGAAAAGAAACTGTTTCAATCTTGCCACATTTTGCACAAGCAAGGCAGATATTTCATTGTTCATTTTAAAGAACTATTTTTACTTGATGGCAAAAAAGCAACTCTTGAAGAAGCTGACATTGCCAGAAGAAACACAATCGCAACTCTTTTGAGCGATTGGGGTTTAGTTAATATAATCGACAATTCTATGGCGCGAGATAAAGCACCTTTGCGCCAGATTAAAGTTGTTTCGTTTAGAGAGAAAAGTGAATGGGAACTTTGCCCCAAATATAATATAGGGGTCAAGCACTAAAAATATATGATCGACGCTTATATGATTTGCGACATGGGCAATCCCTTGTCGATGCGGTATGTAGAACTTTCTTTAGCATCCTTTGAACCAGTGAGTGATATCGTCAGTATCACTCCTGTTCAATGCACCACACCAGATACTCTGCCTATCAGGTTCGAGAAGAATCAAGAACCCATCCCTTTCTATGTTGGCGAGGCAGGTCCGGACGATTATCTTCACGCTCGTTTCTTTGGCGGTACGTTCTGCGATAACGAAGTCTACAACTCTATCATGCATTCCCAGTTGGTGTTGATTGAACGTATCGCCGCTGGTGAACCTATCGCTATCATGGAGCATGACGCTGCCTTGATTAACGAAGAAACTTTCCGTACCATGGTAGATGAGCATTGGGGCGAAGTTGATGTGTTTATGCCAGGAACCTGTATGGAGTTTTATGGTATGACGCAGCGATATGCTGAAAAATTTGTAGACCTCATGTATAACTTTCCTTACACTGACAGCAGGATATCAGGTCCTTTTGGTGCTATGCTATTGCTTGAGCAGATGGGTTTACCTTTCCCTGACTATGAAGTGTTGGTGCCGACTAAGGGGAGAGAGGATATAGATAGACAGTGTTTGTCGCCCAGCATCAAAACTAGCACTGAAGGTATAGGGTATGAGTTCTACGATCCTGCTTGTAAGCAGTTTATGTTTCGTAATGGCGGCAACACCAATCAAATGAAATATGACCTCGACAAACCAATGTTTGAAACTATGAGTTTTAAAACAGCAAATGGTGCTGTTACTAATGCTGCTGGCGGAGGACCGACTTGGAGTCGCGATTTCGTGATCATTGAAGACTAAATAACAGTATGCCAAAAAAACCCGAATACATTATCTACGACACTAACACTGGATTTGCCATTGAGGAAGCGTGCAACACAAAATCCGGTTCTTCTTTCGTTGAAGCTGCTACCACAATAATCAGAACAGGCACTTCACTGATTACTCCTGAAGGTAATGATTCAGATGGTTATTGGACTGGATACGGCATCACCGTAGGGCATTATGGTTATCCAGACGATCCGTTCGTAGGATTAGACTCTTTAGGTAATCCAATCCTTGTTCCTATCCCTAGATTTGATCCATGGTATTGGGATTCAACTCGCCCTAATGGCGACGGTACTTTTGGTGGTTGGATAGACAGTGCTGGAGATTCTAGTGCTCCTCCTCTTGGTGAAGGTCACTATGCTTGTTGGGGTCTTACTGATGAGCAAAAAGCACTGCTGTTAGACGGTGCCGGAGGTGGCGGTGCCGGAGGTGGCGGTGGCGGAGGAGGAGGTGGATCCTACTCTGGCGGTAGTCAAGGTGGTTCCGGACAAGGTGGCGGTGGTGGTGGCGGTGACAATGCTACCGTCGAAGACACTGTTGGAACTGCCATTCTGTATCCAGATGGTGGCGGTGGCATAAAATCTGATGGACCACTGTGTGTGCTCGACAGTGTACGCACTTGTTTGTTCCAAGGATCACGCGACAGCAATTGTGAGATGAACAAGATCATGCTGCATGGTCTAAATGGGGGCATCCTACTTGATCAATACACTAATACTCCCGCGACTTCTATTATGTGGCCTGCTGTTCGTAATGCTGGTATGTGCGGTGATCCAACCGATAGAATTATGGACATCGGCAATGCTGATTTTAAGTTTAACTGGATTCATGGGTTCAAGTTTGTTGTGCATGGCACTACTGGTGCTGATTGTGGTATACAACCAGAAACTAATAATGTCACTGATATCGGTACAACTGGTCTCAGGTTTAAAAAGATTTGGGTAAATGAGATTCATTTTACCTCAGGCATTGCTGCCGCTTATTGGGGTGGTTCTTCACCTACTGATGTCAAAGCAGCACTTGACAACCTAGCAACAAGGGTTTACAATCTTGAGAATTCGACTGCTCTTGCTGATCACGCAGCACTAACAACTGGTGTCCACGGTCTCTAAACTACTTGCTTTTTCTTTCAAAATAGGTTACAATAGATACTCTGTTATGGAGTAGTGAATGAAGTTTTATACTAACATCTCTCGTGTTGGTAACAGTATTTGTTATCGAGGATACGAGAACGGTGAACGCAAGCAGTATCGCGACACCTTTAAACCTGTTATGTATCTCCCCGCAAATAAACCCGACTCTATCTGGAAAACTCTGGATGGTCGAACTGTGTCGGAGGTGCAGTTTGAGACGTTGTCCGAAGCGACTGAGTTTTGGAAACAGTACGATGGCGTAGATAATGTTGAGGTTCATGGTAACAACAACTTCGCTGCGCAGTACATACAGAAACATTATCCCAACGAAATAACCTATGACCCTGCCCAGATCCTCGTCGCCAATATCGACATCGAGGTTGAGTCAGACGACGGATTCCCTGAACCTGAGCGAGCAGAGAAGGAAGTACAATCTATCTGCCTCAAGTATCATGGTCGCCCTGACTTTTTCATCTGGGCACTTGAGGACAAGTACGATCCTGAACAAACTCAGATCGACGTTGCTCCTGAGCATATTAAGTTTATCAAGTGCGATGGCGAACTAGATCTTATCCTCAAGTTCCTTGGTTTCTGGAGTGGCAAGGATACCTGCCCCGATGTCGTAACAGGTTGGAACGTCCGACTGTTTGATATCCCATATCTGATTAATCGCGTAAACAATCTGCTCGGTGGTGATGCCTTCAAGAAGATGTCACCATGGGGTATCGTCCGCGAGAAGATGATCAGTCTCAAGGGCAGAAAGCAACAAGTCTATGAGTTGGTTGGTATCGAGCAGCTGGATTACTGGGATCTGTTTCAAAAGTTTGGCGTGTACTCATATGGTGTACAGGAGTCATACAAACTAGACCATATCGCGAACGTTGTACTCGGCGAGAAGAAACTATCCTACGAGGAGCACGGTAATCTGTACACGCTGTACAAAGAAGATTATCAGAAGTTTATCGACTACAACATCAAAGACGTACAGTTGGTTGAACGCATCGACGAGAAGATGGGTTTGATTGACCTTGCTATGACTATCGCGTACAAGGGTGGTTGTAATTATCAGGAAGCATTCGGGACTACGCAGTTGTGGGATACTTACATCTATCGCGAGCTGTGTAAACGCAAGATCGTTGTGCCGCCCAAGAAAGAGAATATGAAAACTGACTTCGGTGGTGGATATGTCAAGGCACCGCATATCGGTCGCCACTCATGGGTTATCTCGTTTGACCTGAACAGTCTGTATCCTCACTTGATCATGCAATATAACATGTCACCCGAGACTATCGTAAGTACACGCACCTCTGGTGTCACCGTTGATAACTGCCTTGCTCGTCAGCGACCCGAGAGTAAATCACCGCATGACTGTATCGCCGCCAACGGTGTACACTTCTCCAAAGACTTCCGTGGTGTTCTGCCAGCAGTGATTGATGGTCTGTATGCCGAGCGTAAACAGATCAAGAGAGATATGCTTGGGTTACAATCAAAGGTTGAGGCAGGTGACAAAAACGCTGGTAAAACTGTAACGAAACTTGATACTCAACAGATGGCGATTAAAATTATGATGAACTCACTTTATGGTGGGTTGGGTAATCGCTGGTTCCGTTACTATGACATCCGTATGGCAGAAGCGATTACGATGTCGGGTCAGTTGTCTATCCGTTGGGCAGAAAAAGCAGTCAACGAGTACATGAATAATATCCTTGACACGAAGGATGTTGACTATGTTATCGCGATTGATACTGATTCCGTGTATGTAAACTTTGGTCCTCTCGTTGAGAAGATGGGACTGACGGATACTGACCAGACTGTACAGGTGTTGTCGCAGATCGGTGAGGAAAAGTTTGAACCGCTGTTCGAGAAGTCTTACAGTGAACTTGCTGAGTACATGAACGCATATGAGAACAAGATGGTAATGGGTCGTGAGGTAATCGCTGACGCAGGTATCTGGACAGCGAAGAAGCGATACATTCTCAACGTACATAACAGCGAGGGTGTGCAGTATGCCAAACCCAAACTGAAGATTATGGGCATTGAGGCAGTCAAGTCATCCACTCCCGCCTCCTGTCGTGATGCACTGAAAGGTTTGTTCAAGGTGATGATAACTGGCACCGAAGCACAGACTCAAAAAGCGATACAGATATTCAAGTCGCATTTTCGCACACTTGATCCTCATGAGATTGCCTTCCCTCGCGGAGTATCTGATGTGGGCAAGTGGCGTGATGCCAAGAACATATACAAACAGGGTACACCGATACACGTGCGAGGATCTTTGCTTTACAACAAATTACTTCTTGACAAGGGACTCGATCGCAGGTATAATATTATCAAGGACGGTGAAAAGATTAAGTTCTTGTATCTCGATGAGAAGAACCCTATCAGAGAAAATATCATTGCATTTTATGACTTCCTCCCCGAGGAGTTTAACTTACATAGATATATTGACTATGAGAAACAGTTTGAGAAAGCATTCTTGGCGGTGGTGCGACCAGTGCTAGAAGCAATCGGTTGGAATGAAGAGGAGGTAGTAAGTCTTGAAGACTTCTTCGCGTGAGCATCTCGTACATCTAGAAAATAGTTGGGGATATATTCCTGACGGTTTGCATGTTTGGAATAAAATGCAGAGAATGTATAATCCTAAAAATGTTTTAGAGATAGGATTTCACCTCGGGCACTCAACCACTTGGATGTTAGAAGAATTTCTTAATGCCAAAGTTACATCCATCAGTCCTGGTTTTGAACATACGTTGGATGGTGCCAAGTTGCTAGCAGATACAAGAGAGCAACAATCATATGCCATGAAGGATGTGTTTGGTGATAGGTTTACTTGGATACCCAAAGGAACTATTGACTCATATGACGAATTAGAAAATTATGGTCCATTTGACTTTGCTCTCATTGACGGACAGCATACATATGAACATACTGCTCTTGATTTGAATTGTTGTAGTCACTTCGGCGTCAAGCAATTGTTGATAGATAACGTCGACCAACACCAAGTTCTCAGCGCGGTCAATCATTCTAGATGGAATATGATACGCATGTTTCCATATATTTCAGACGACAATATTAATGTTTTGGGTTTGCTGGTCTTATGAAAAAATACATGAAGTTTAAACACTGGAAAACTGGAGAAGTAAAAACTATCCAGTATGAGGAGTGGAAGTGGCCAGTGAATCCAAGCAGCGATCGTATCGTAGTTTGGAACGTCACAGATAATAGACTTGAGGACGTGATCAAATCTACCATAGTAGAAAAATATGAGAAGTAATGTACGAACTAACTATCTTCAAGAACGCATTTGATAACAAGACCCACAGGTATTTAAAGATGCCTGATTGGGACTCACTTGTTTATCTTCTTGAAAAACTATCAGAGCAACCCCTTGCTAGTAAGAAGGATGCTGAATTAATATCCCCTGCTGTATATAAGGAGGGGACTACACGTGCAAACAGGAATGTTGAATACTGGGGCAACTGGGCATGTGTAGACGTTGATGATTATGAGGGAACTATAGATGGAATACTTGATAGGTTTGCAAACAATAATATTGTTGTGTACAGTACTGCTTCTTCTACGCCAGAAAAAATTAAATTCCGGATTGTATTCGATCTGGCGAGAAGAGTTAAAGGAGAAGAAATCAAGCAGTTCTGGTATGCTCTTAATAAATCCATCGGCGATCTCGGAGACAAGCAGACAAAAGATTCTTCGCGTATGTATTACATACCAGCGAGATATGCAGGCGCTCATAATTTTTTCCATGTTAACTCTGGGATTCCACTTGGTGTTGATGATCTCTTAAGAGAGTTTCCTTATCAAGAAAAGACAGGTAATGATTTGTTGGACATACTGCCTGATGACGTGAGGGAAACAGTTATTGAGCATCGCAAGAACTCATTGACTAATACTGAAATTGTATGGAGCGGATACTTGGACTGCCCTTTCTTCCCAAATAAGATGGCAATAGATTATAAGTCAGTATCAGGAACAGGTTGGTATCATCAGATGTATCGTATCATGGTGGCGACTGCTTGTAATGCAGTGAAGGCAGGTTATCCCATTACTTCACAACAGATTGCTTCTATGTGTAAACAACTTGACGCAGAGACTGGCAACTGGTACAAGAATCGACCACTAGAACTTGAGGCGAACTCAGCAATTAAATGGGCATATGCAAATGCATACGAAGGTTAGTCTTGTAGTCCCATACTTTGAGGACGAGGAACAACTCTCTAGATTATTGACTATGGGGAGTACAAAACTCTGGGACGAAGTTATCATAGTCGATGATGGATCCACAAAAGAACTTGCCAAAGAAGTTGTGGAGAGGTGGGCGGATGACGATATAAACATCAGGATACTTCGTGTGCCTATAAACTATGGATTCAACGGTCATGGGTGTCGTAATCTTGGTGTACAACAAGCAACGCATGATTGGGTGTTTCTCATGGATGTTGATATGGAAATCAGTGAGGAGAGCGTCAAAGCAGTTTACAAACATATTCCTGAGTTGACAGAGGATCAGTTCCTTGGCGTTTGGGCAAGACCATATCCTTGCGATAGTGTTGCTTGGCTTTATGTTGGCAAGAACTATATGGACCACATAGATCCAGTCGAATACAACACGTATGGGATTCGTAAAGAAACTTTCTTGAAGACGCGTGGGTATGATGAAGACTTTCGTAACATGCATGGAGGGTCAAGAGTGTTCGTTGAAAGGTTACAAACTTTTCTAGAGAGAAAACACTTTGACGATATTATAGCAGGTGCAATGAGACCAGGAAGGGAAGTTGTAATACAAGATGTAGAAATAACTGAATACCATAAGGACGTTATTCGTCATCCCCCTTCTTACATGAAGTTTGACAAATTATTAAAAGAGATCTCTTACTATCGTAACGAGCATCCGGAAACATGGAAAGATAAAACATTTGTAGATTTTGAATGGTACGAGGAAACATTATGAAAGAGTTGATTCATTTAGTAACACGCTGGCATCACGATCGTAACTTGATCAATGGTGCTACTGACAAAGATCAGGTATGTAAACTGATTCAAGAAGTCGGTGAGTTGAGCGACAACGTATGTAAGGGCAAAGATATCAAAGATGATATTGGTGACTGCATGGTTGTGCTTATAAATATTGCGGAACGTAACGGCACAAATTTAGAAGAGTGCTTGTTACATGCATGGAACGACATCAAAGATCGTACAGGTCGTATGGTTGATGGCGTATTTGTGAAAGACGATGATCAATAAGAACAGAATTAAACATGGTGTCGGCGAAGGCATCATGCATATTGAGAAGGCACTCCTTCTTTTCATTGTAGCAGGCACGGTCTGGGCAGCTGGATACGATATCGTTGCTATGTTTGCAGGACAGGGTAAGATGGCACTTGCTGATCTTTTCCTCCTGTTTATCTACGCAGAGATATTGGGTATGGTTGGTGCTTTCTACAAAGATCATAGGATACCAGTTACACTCCCGTTGATTATTGCGATGACAGCATTGACTCGTATGATCATACTACAAACCAAGGGTAACGAACCTTTGGATATAATTTTTGAGAGTGGTGGTATTTTGATTTTGGCAATCTCGGCATATATTATGTCGGCGAAAGATAAGATTAGTTTAGACAAATTATCAATGAGGAATAGTAATGAAGAAGCGTGACTACGACCCAGAAGTAGTGGACAAACTAAAAGGGTCAGTGCAAGTAGAGCACACATTAGCAAAGATGGGTGCGACTAACCTTCGTAAGTTGTTTGCTGCGCACCCATATATAAATACGTTCGGAGCATACAACGGTCAACAGGCAGTACAACATGTCAAGGCTGGTATCCATGCAATATACTTATCGGGATGGCAAGTCGCAGCGTCGTCTAATAGTGCGCTGGAAACTTATCCTGACCAGAGTCTATACCCTGTTAACTCTGTTCCTGACGTTGTTAGGAATATCAATAATAGTTTTAGGCGACAGGATCAGATATCTGTATCGGAAGGTGGCGAAGGGTTTCCGTTTGCTCCTATCATCGCGGATGCAGAAGCAGGATTCGGAGGAGTCTTAAATGCTTACGAACTGGCACGAAATCTTATTGAGGCAGGGGCAGCGGGTGTCCACTTCGAAGACCAAGTCTCCTCAGAAAAAAAGTGCGGACACCTCGGAGGAAAAGTCCTCATCCCAACCTCCCAAGCGATTCGTAATCTTAATGCTGCTCGTCTCGCTAGTGATGTTGCTGGGACCGACACTGTTGTTATTGCTAGAACGGACGCAGAATCTGCCAAGTTCCTTGCGACCGATGTCGACGATCTTGACCGTAAATTCCTCACCGGAGATCGTTCACCAGAAGGATTCTACTCCATCCAAGAAGGACGAGGACTCGAGTTCGGATGCGAACGAGGGCAACGATACGCAGAATATGCAGACCTCGTCTGGTGCGAAACCTCAAAACCGTGTCTCAAAGAAGCCAGGCGTTTCGCTGATTCAGTAAAGGGTGCTGTCCCTGACGCAATGCTCGCATACAACTGTTCGCCTTCGTTTAACTGGCGCAAGAGTATCCCAGGAGATCAAGAACTTGCTGACTTCCAGTGGGAGTTGGGTAAGATGGGGTTCAAGTTTCAGTTTATCACGCTCGCTGGTTTTCATGCTACGAATCATGCAGTGTTTCAGTTCGCTCGTTCATACAAGAAGCATGGTATGCTGGCATACTCTTGGTTACAGGAGGAGGAGTTCGCCGCCGAGCAGTTTGGATACACTAGCACCAAACACCAGCGCGAAGTGGGCGTTGGATATTTTGATGTGATCACCGAGGCACTTGGTAGTTCTACCGCTGCCTTGTCAGGTTCAACTGAAGCGGAGCAGTTTTAATGAAGACGATTGGTTTTTGGATCTATGACCTATACAATTTCTTTTTTAGTTTGAAGGTCAACCCACTCAGACACATCCCTAATGCATTCACGCAGTACATACTGATGTTCTATCTGTCAGTTATGTGGACTGTTGTGTTCACACTTTGGACAGGATACTCTATCTATTTTGGTATCGGTAGTGTAGGAGGACACCTGCTTGTTATCAGTGCGTTCTTCATTACTGCTCTGACTTTTCAAGATGCTGAGAAGAACGGACACTTGTGGGTCAAGCGTGTAGAGAAAGATGTCACCAAAAATAAATGTGTATGGGACTTGGAGAAAGAAGGTTGAGAGACTGGTTTGCTAGATCAATGACGAAGTTCTTTCGGTTCTTCGCCGATACGTTCTTTGCTAAACGATACGGACACCGTGCGGTAGTGTTAGAAACTATCGCTGGTGTTCCTGGCATGGTTGCTGGTATGTTGATTCATCTAAAAAGTTTGCGTCAACACAAGCGAGGGTATGGTCCACAGATCAGAGAGTTGCTCGCAGAGGCAGAGAACGAGCGTATGCATCTGATGTTCTTCATTGAGATTGCGAAACCTAATTGGTTTGAGAAGTTATTGATAATGATAGCACAGTTTATCTTCTGGCACTTCTATCTTGTATTTTATATCTTCGCCCCGAACACTGCACACAAAATGATTGCATACTTTGAGGAAGAAGCAGTACGATCGTACACTGAGTATCTTGAGTTAATCACATCAGGTCAGATTGAGAATGCACCTGCCCCATCACTTGCTATCGAATATTATAGTATGTCGGACGAGGCAACTTTATGGGACATGATCTGGCATGTTCGCAATGATGAGGAAAAGCATTCTAAAGTTAATCATAAAATGGCGGGTTTTTAAATGAAAGAAAAACTATTGAAAGCAGTAAGAGCAAAGCATCTAGCAGTGATGGAAGAAGCACTAGTTAATATTGATGTGTACGAAAAAGCAGTGGGTATCGGTGAACACCCCGACCTTGTTGGTGCAGTCGAAGAACAGGTCGACAAGTATGTCCATGCACTTGAGATGGTTGAAGGTGTTGATAAAATTCTAGACTCATGATGAGCAAATTACCTGACGAAGCAGGAGATAATCGCACTGTTACTTCTATGCGTTATAACCCACCTGATTGGTGGTTGTCCAAGTTAAACTTCCAAGGAAATTATTTTTTTCATGGTATTATCAAACTGTGTAATGCTGTTGCCAAAAATAAAAACCAGAAATTAAGCATGATAGAAATAGGTACTTGGGCAGGAGAGTCAACCTCCATATTTGCTATGTCTGGTTTTTTCAACAACATCGAAACTATAGATCCATGGACACCATGGGACAATGAGTTCTATAATAAATTGAAGTCAGAGTTTGAAATGAATACAAGGCATTGGGACTACATTACTCATCATTCAGATTACAGTTACAACTGTGCTGATAAATTTGAAGACAAAGGTTATGACTTCGTTTACATTGATGGTGCGCATGATCAGGAATCAGTGAAGAAAGATATAGAATTATATCTACCAAAAGTAAAAGACGGTGGATATATTGGAGGTCATGATTACATGGTTGCAGAATTTGGTGTGGAAAAAGCAGTACATAAATTGCTGGGTAAACCAAGTGCAGTATTCAGGGATACGAGTTGGTTGATACAAGTCAAATAAGAGAGCAGTATGATCAAGAAGGGTACTTTATCATTGACGATTTCCTCGATGATGAAACCTATTCCAAGTTATTGGATGTCTGCGACACACTAGTTGCTAACCCCAAAGGATATGACTGGGCGTACAATGAAAACAATACTATGCAAAAAATGAGAGGTGCTTGTGCTAGAGTTCCTGAGTTCCTCTCCCTTGCCAGTCATCCTAAACTAACAGAGGCAGCGAGGGAGATTCTACCATACACCCTAGATGTGTATATCAGCAAATTTTTTCCAATGCAACCTAATGCTAGATCTACGTTAATGCATCAAGACAATTACTACATTCGTGAGCGTAACAACAACATGATATCATGCGCTGTTTACTTACAGGACACCACCAAAGAAAATGGATGTTTACGAGTAGTCCCTAAATCTCACATGACAGGTATACAACAACACACTAAACCTGACGGTGCTGTAAAAGATCTGTACTGGATAGATGAGGATAGTTTGGACAACATTGTTGACCTAGAAAGGAAAGCACCATATGCTGTTTTCTTTCATCCGAATTTAATTCATGGTTGTTACATAAATAAGTCCAAAGGCACAAGATACAGTCTTGCTTGGGAATATATTGCCGCCAAAGAAAAAATATTTCACGGGGCAACAAATACTATAGATTACGACAGGACCAGAATATGAAGCAGAAGTTTAAGAAAGCATTCATGGAAGTTGCACACACCTTTGCTGACCTGAGTCACGCAAAGAAACTCAAGGTCGGTGCCATAGTGGTCAAGGACGAACGTATTATCAGCATAGGGTACAATGGGACCCCTACTGGTTGGGATAACGAGTGCGAAGCACCTGAGTGGTCTGAGGGCGACTGGGAACCAGATCTGTCCTATCGCACCAAACCTGAAGTAATCCATGCTGAGGAAAATGCTATAGCAAAGATAGCGAGGAGCAGTGAGAGTAGCGAGGGTGCTGCCCTGTTCTGTACTCACACCCCATGTATCGAGTGCGCCAAACTGATTTATCAGTCTGGTATCAAAGAAGTGTATGTCGCTAAGTCTTACAACGCCAGCGTTGGATCAGGACTAGAGTTCCTTAAGAAGAGCGGTGTCAACGTTGAGATAATGCTTGACATATGAAACGAATTATAGTACAATATGTGTATTGTTATTGAGGAGATAAATTATGCCACTGACTGAAGAACAACAACGATTGCTTGCCGAAGCAGATGCGATCCGTGAACAGCAACAGCAAGAGCAACAACAAGAGCAGCAGATGCTGTTCCCTACTGACCCAGAATACTTTAAGGAAAAACCTGTATTCGGTATTGTCGGTCATGGTTTCGTGGGCAAGGCAGTTGAACGAGCACTGCACCCTGAACTTGAACGGTTCCTGGTAGATCCAATATACAAAACCAATATTGATCAACTAATTGAGGCGAGACCAGTTCTCACATATGTGTGTACACCAACACCAGTCCTTGGCAACGGTCGCATTGATGCTGCTGACACTGTTGATGCTGTCTTAAAGTTGATCCGACTGACTAAATCAGCAGTGATTCTGAAGTCAACTGTTACGCCTGATATCATCGGTAAGATCATTCGAGCAGTAGAACAAGCGGAAGCAGCACATCGCTTCATTTATGCTCCGGAGTTTTTGACTGAGAAAAATGCTGACTTTGAGTATTGTAATCCTACCTATCTTGTGTTCGGTGGCATGCAATCAACCGTTGGGCAATACATGGAGTTCTTAGCAAACAACACTTTCTGTAAGATGAAAAGAGATACAACAGTGCATGTGGTTCATCCCATGGAGGCATCATTCATAAAATATGCAATCAACAGTTTCTTGGCAATGAAAGTCACTTTCTTAAATCAGTTGGTCGATGCCATGGGAGACGAAGTAGAGCATGGTATCAATCCGTTACAGGTGTTGCGTTCTCTATCAGATGAACCAAGACTTGGTAGTTCGCACTGGCGTGTTCCTGGTCCTGATGGTAAGAAAGGATTTGGTGGTGCATGCTTCCCGAAAGATATCTCGGCATTGGTAAATTACACCAATAAAATGAGTTTGATGGAGGAAGTGCTTTCTCTTAATAACGATATGCGTTCGGAGTATGATTTGGATGAACGCGAGAAGGTTGCCAATGTAACCTTTAAAGCAGACGATGTTAACATTATCACAGAAGAGGATGTCCTGGATACAACAGGACAAATAGATATGTTCGACGAGGATGCAGCATGAAACAT